GTGGCGGGACGATTGCCCCGCCACATTTTGCACTATCGGCACGGGGCCGAACATGTCAGATGCTCCGACAAGTTGCCGTATTCGTTTTTAGCATCCGCAGCCGTTGCAGCCGCCGCAATTCCCGTACTGATACGGCGCCGGAACCTGGAAAGCCGGAACAGGGCGGGGGTTGTAATAGGCGAGCTGCCCACTCATATAGGCTTTCAGCGTTTCATTCTGCGCCGCCTGACTTGCGGCAAGCTGAGCGGCGAAAAGCTGCTGGTTCTGCTCGGCAATCTTGGCGTCCTTAGCTTCGATGCGCTGTGCGGTCATCGCGTCAAGAATCGCTCTTGCGTTGGCATTCTGGTTGTCGATGATGTCTCGTGTGCCAGTGTTGATGCTCTGCCGGGTCTCACATGCCTGTGTCGCCATATTGTAATTTACGCCCTGAATCGCCTCGCGGGTCTCGCAGCAGCAGTTGGCCTGCTGCATCTGCATGGCAAAGAGCTGCTGCATAAATGCGGCCTGCTGGTTTGCACGGCTGATTTCTGCCGACATAAAGCCGTTGCTCATGCCCTGCTGTACGCCGTTGATAAGCTGCGCCTGCTGATAAAATCCATCGCACAAGCCATTGTTCACGTTGTCAATTTTGCGCTCAATGTTGGCAAAATCCGACGTAAGAACGTAACCGTCAACCACCCCAGCGCCGTTGCCAGCACCAAAACCGCTATTGCCACCCCAGTTGCCGCCCCAGCCGCAGAAAACAAAGAGGAAGAGAATAATAATATACAACAAACCATCGCCGCCGAAGCCCCAGCCGTTGCCATTGCCCGTATTTGCGGGCTGAACAGGCATTGTCATAACAGTGCCGTCCGAAGAAAGACTCATGTTTAACTCCTTTCAAAAGTTGAATGTATTGTTCACCGTGCGCACGGTTTGAACCTATTTTAAAAAGCTCTGAAACTGCTGCGCCATCGCTTGCAGCTGGTTTAGCTGCTGCTGGCTCATTTTGCCAGATTGCAGCAGTTTTTGAACTT